ACGCAGATCGCGCTGGCCGGCTCGGCAGCCGGTGTGGCGACCGCCGGCTCCTCGCTGGCGACGTCCATCACCCTGGCCGCGGCAAGCCCGGGGGTCGCCTCCGCGGCCGCGGCCCTCACCACGGCGATCCCGCTCGCGGGGTCCTCGGCCGGCGTCGCCACGGGAGCGGGCGACCTCACCACGGCGATCCCGCTCGCGGGGTCCTCGGCCGGATCCTCGGCCGGTGTCGCGTCCTTCCCCGCGGCTGACACCTCGCTCGCGGGCGCCTCGGCCGGGGCCTCCGGTGCGACCGCCTCGCTCACCACCCAGATCCCCCTGGCATCGGCGTCGGCAGGAGCGTCCACCGCGGCGGCCGCGCTCACGACGGACATCGCCCTCGCCGGCGCGGTCTCGGGCGCGTCGGACGCCGCAGCCCTGCTCTCGACCGCGATCAGCCTGATCGGCTCGTCGGCCGGCGCGTCCTCCGGTGTCGCGAGCTTCGAGACCGACACGGCGCTCGCCGGCAGCAGCGCCGGCGCGTCAGACGCCGCGGGCGACCTGCTGACGGCGATCTCACTCGCCGCGGAATCCGGCGGCATCTCGGCCGCCGCAGCGCAGCTGGCCACGGCGATCGCTCTCGCCGGAGCCTCGGCCGCTGGGTCGACCGCGTGGGGCGCTCTCACCGATCCTGTCCTGAGCGGCCCGGCCACGGTCGATTCGAGCTACGGCTTGCTCGCCACGGTCGATTCGAGCTACGGCTTGCTCGCCACGGTCGATTCGAGCTACGGCTTGCTCGCCACGGTCGATTCGAGCTACGCCCTCCGTGGCGGTATAGGAGCGAGCCATGAGTGACATCAACCCGGGCGACGTCGTCCGGGTCGCGACGGACCCGGGCTTCACGAACTCGGCCGGTGCTCTGACCGATCCGACGACCGTGACCCTGCGCTGGCGCGTGGCCGGCGGCACGGAAACGATCTACACCTGGACCGCCGCCGTACCGGGCGTCGACATCGTCAAGGACAGCGTCGGCGTCTTTCACGCGGACATCACGGTCGCCGCGCCGGGCACGCACTACTTCCGCTGGGAGGGCGCGGGCGCCGTGGAGGCGGCCGAAGAGGGGACGTTCAGCGCGAAGACGTACTTCTCATGAGCTGGCGCCTCTCGCCTCTGCCGCGCGACTGGCCAGCCCGGCGGCTCCGCGTGCTCCGGCGGGATCGTTGGCGCTGCCAGATCCTGGGGCCGCGATGCACCGAGCGGGCGACCGAGGTCGACCACTTCGGCGACCGTGAGGACCACCGCCTGCGGAACCTTCGCGCGGCCTGTGGGCCATGCCACCGATCGCGCACCGCGCGCCAGGCGCAGGCCATGCAGGTCAGCCGCTTCCGGCCGCGCGAATCGCATCCTGGGGTTTTGCCCGACTGCCCAGACCCGTACGTGGTGTCAAAGGCGTCGCAGGTCATCTGCACCCAGCCCGGGAGGGGGGCCACCCCCCAGGTCCGGACGAGCTGACGCGCGATGGCTGGCACCGGTCCCGCGCCCACCCCCAACGCCCGTCGACGCAACGCGCGGCCAGCGTTCCGTCGTCTGCCCTCAGCCGGGCGCCAGGGCGAGACCCCGGCATGGCCCCTCGGCGGCCGCGCGTCGAAAGCCGAACTCGCGTTGTGGGCGCAGCTCTGGACAAGCCCGCAGGCCGTCGCCTGGGAGGAGCTGGGCTGGGTGCGCACTGTCGCCCGGTACGCCCGGATCACGATCGCGGCCGAACGTCCGAGAGCGATCGCCGCCGTGATGAGCGAGTCGCGCCAGCTGGAGGATCGGCTCGGGCTCAATCCCAAGGCGATGCGCTCACTGGGCTGGGAGATCAGCGCCGTCGAATCGGTGCCGGATGCCGCGAATGCTGACGATGTCGCCGATCTCGACGCCTTCCGCGCTCGCCTCGGAGGCTGAGCCCGAGCAGGAGATCCTGCCCGGCTACCACATCGAACCAGCCACGGGTGCTTGGCTGACCCTGCCGACGTTCCCCGTCGGCGAGATCCCGACGATCGGCTACGACGTCGTCATCTGGGTCGAGGAGCGGGTCAACAACCACATCACGGGTGAGCGCTGGCGCTACCGCCCGAGCCAGGTCAACTTCCTGCTCTGGTGGTACGCGCTCGCCGGCCCCGGGCCCGTGCCGCGGTGGCTGATGCGCTCGGGCGTGCGACGTGGCGCGAAGGGAACCGGCAAGGATCCACTGCTGGCCACGATGTCGATCGCCGAGATGTGCGGGCCGACGATGCCGATCTGGAACGGCCGTCGGTGGGTCGGTGAGCAGCATCCGTTCGCGCTCGTGCAGATCGGAGCCAACAGCGAGAACCAGGCCAAGGACCCCCTGATGGTGGCCAACGCGATGGTCGACGCCGAGATGGCCGCCGAGTTCGGCTTCGACAAGGGCATTCTGCGGACGCAGATTGCGAACGGCTCGCGGATCGAGCTGCTGACCAACAGCGAGCGCAGCACCGAAGGCGATCCCGCGACGGCGGTCTACTTGAACGAGACACATTGGATGACTGAATCAAGCGGTGGCGATCGCCTTGCGGCGGTCGGCCGCCGCAACGCCGCGAAGTCGCCTGGCGGCATGGCCCGCGTCTGCGAGTTCACGAATGCCCACCTGCCGGGCGAGGAGTCGGTCGCCGAGCAGAGCTTCGACGCCTGGCAGCTCCAGGCCTCGGGCAAGACCCGGCGCGTGGACATCCTCTACGACTCCCGCGAGGCCCCGCCGCACCTGTCGCTCCACGACGAGGACCAGCTGATGGCCGGGCTGCGCGCGGCGTATGCGGACGCGCCCTGGATCGAGCTCGACCGGATCGCGGCCGAGGCCCAGGATCCGCGCGTGCCGATCGCCGACGCGATCCGGTTCTACTTCTCGAGCCTCCCGACGGCGGCCACGGCCTGGGCGGATCCGCGCAAGTTCGACGCCCTCGCCCGCCCGGGGATCGTGGTCGAGGACGGCGAGGCGATCGCGCTCTTCCTCGACTGCTCCAAGACCCGGGACGCGACGGCCCTCAGTGGCGCCCGCATGAGCGACGGGCACGCGCTGGCCCTCGGGCTCTGGCAGCGCCCCCACGGTGACCGCGGCCGGGACTGGCTGGCGCCGCGCGAGGAGGTCGACGCGACCGTCCGGGCGCTGTTCGCGCGCTACGACGTGTGGTGGTTCGGCGTCGATGTGAGCCCGGCCGTCGAGGACGAGACCGAGGCCAGCTACTGGGGCCCGCTGGTCGATGCCTGGCACCGCGACTTTCGCGACGACAAGCACGCGGCCGTCCCGACGGCGTCGGGGGCCGGCCTCCTCGTCTGGGCGACGCCCGGCCTCAAGGGCTCGGCCGTCAGCTGGGACCTCCGACAGCACCTCCCCGGCGGCCGCGAGCGGCTGCGCGAGTTCACTCTCGTCGCCGAGCAGACAGCCCAGGCGATCGACGACGGATCGTTCACCTGGGACGGCGATCCCGCGCTTCGGCTCCACGTCCACAACGCGCGCCGGCGGCCCAACCAGTTCGGCATCAGCCTCGGCAAGAAGAGCCACGGCTCGGGCCAGCTCGTCGACTACGCGGTGGCCATGGTCGGCGCCCAGGCCGGGCGACGGGCGGTGCTCAACAGCGGCAAGTCGCGGAAGAAGCGGACCGGGCGGGCGTCTTTCTGACAGCCGCTTGACGAAACGTGCTGCGATGCACGCATGGCGCTCACCCCCGAGCAGGCAGTTACGCGTGCCCGCGATCTCTTCCAGGTCAGCGAGACCGAGCGTCGGCGGCTCGACGAGGTCCGGCGCTACTGGATGGGCCGCCAGAAGCTGCCGGCGGTCATCCCCGCCGCCTCGCCTGCGGAGGTCCGGATCCTCGCCCGCCTGTCGCGCGTCAACGTGATCGGCATCGTCGTCGAGAGCCTCGCCCAGAGCCTGGCCGTCGAGGGGTTTCGCGCGGAACGTGAGGCCGACAACGCCGCCGTCTGGGACGTCTGGCAGGCGAACAAGTTCGACGCCCGCCAGGCGCTCATCCATCGAGCGGTCCTCGCCTACGGCGTCGCCTACGCGGTCGTGACGCCCGGCACGCCCGTGCCCGTGATCCGTGGGCTGTCGCCGCGGCGGCTGACCGCCATGTACGACGACGAGGCGCCCGACTCGCCGGCGTTCGCCCTCGAGCGCCGACCGAAGGGCCCCTGGCGCCTGTACGACGAGGCCTCGGTCCACCTGGTCCGCCACGACGGATCGGGCAAGTTCGAGTACGTCGAGGAGAAGCGGCACGGCGCCGGCGCGACGCCGGTCGTCCGCTATCTCGAGGTCCAGGATCCCGACTGGGACGACGAGCCGACGAACGAGTCGTCGACCGGCGCCTATGCCCAGGACCGCCAGGTCATCGGCCAGGTGGCGGGGCTCATGACGATCCAGGACCAGATCGATCTCATCACGTTCAACCTGCTGATCGCCCAGCACTACGCGGCCTTCCGGCAGCGCTACGTGATCGGCTGGCTGGCGCCCGACGAGACGACGCGGATGAAGATGGGCGCCTCGTCGCTCTGGACGTTCGAGGACGACCCCAACCAGGTCAAGGTCGGCGACCTCGAGGCGACGCCGCTCGACGGTTACCTCAAGAGCCGCGAGGCGAGCTTCCGCCAGGCCGCGTCGCTGTCCCAGACACCGGCCCACGAGCTGATCGGCGATCTCGTCAACCTCTCGGCGGAGGCCCTCGCCGCGGCGGAGGCCGGCCGCGACCGGAAGGTGGCCGATCGCCAGACGACGATCGGCGAGAGCCATGAGGACGCGCTGCGACTCGCGGCCCGCCTGGCCGGCCTCGAGGTCCCCGAGAACGCCCAAGTCATCTGGCGCGACACATCAGCTCGGAGCTTCGCGGCGACCGTCGACGCGCTCGGCAAGCTCGCCCAGATGCTGGGCGTCCCCGCCGATGAGCTCTGGGAGCGGGTGCCGGGCGTCTCGCAGCAGGACGTCCAGCGCTGGCGTGACAAGCGGACTGAACGGGCGGTCGCGGCCGCCGGCGCGGCCGCATGAACCGGTCAGGCGCTCGGGCACACGCCAGTCCACTTCAACCATCGGTGGCCGTGATGGCTGCCCCACTCGGAGGTCGTGATGACCGGTAAGGCGGGCGAGACGCCCGAGCAGAAGCCAGCAGCGGGCGAGACGCCCGACGAGCCCGAGTCGGGCGAGACGCCTGAACCCGGCAACGATCTCGCGGGGCTGCGTGAGGCGCTCGCGAAGGAACGGACCGCACGCCGCAAGTTCGAGGCGGACGCCAAGAAGAACGCCAGCGCCGCACAGCGCCTGGCCGAGGTCGAGGATGCCGACAAGTCCGAGGTCCAGAAGGCCAACGACAAGGCGGCCGCGGCCGAGGCGCGGGCGAAGACTGCCGAGGTGCGCGTCGCGCGCCTCGAGGTGGCCGCGGCGAAGGGCCTGGGCCCGACGCTGGCAGCGCGCCTCGTGGGCGAGACGCGCGAGGAGCTCGAGGCCGACGCCGACGAGCTCATGGCCCAGCTCAAGCCAAGCGGCAACGGCACGGACAAGCAGGGCGAGGGCAAGACCGGCTCGGGCGGGACGCCCGACAGCCGGGGACGCCCACGCGAGAGCCTGCGCTCGGGGACGGCGCCCGACGCCGAGCCCGAGGAGAACGACCCTACCAAGCTCGCGGCGCTCATTCCGCGAGGCTAGTGACAGGAGCAGACAATGCCTTTCCTGACCGCCGAGCGGATCGTCAGCACCGCGCTCGGTCTCCTCACCCGCGAGAGCGCGCTGCCGCGCACCGTGTGGCGCGATCCCGTCGGCGACTTCGCCGGCGCCAAGGACGACACGATCAGCGTCCGCCTGCCGGCCTACGCGCCGGCCCGGACGCGGGTCCTGCGCTCGGGCTCCGCCCGGACGAAGGACACCCTCAATGAGCGGAAGGTCGACCTGACGCTCGACACCGACATCTACAAGGACGTCGGCATCACGGACGAGCAGATGAACCTCGACATCCGGGACTTCGGGGTCCAGGTGCTCAACCCGATCGCCGCCGGGATCGTCCAGGAGATCACCTCGCGCGTCGCGGCCGCCATGGCCGCCGCGACCTACGCGAAGTCGATCGCGTACACCTATGCCACGCCGAGCACAGCCTGGACGGACATCATCCTCGCGGCCCGCGAGTACCTCAACAAGGCCCACGTTCCGCCCAGCGACCGCTTCCTCGCGGTCGGTGCCTCGATCGAGACCGAGCTGCTCTCGACCGACCTGTTCGTCAAGGCGAACGAATCGGGCGACGGCGGCACGGCACTCGCCGACGCCACGATCGGGCGCAAGGGCGGGTTCACGATCGTGACCGCGCCCGAGCTGGCGCCCGACGAGGCCTACGCCTACCACCGGACCGCGTACGCGATGTCCAACAAGGCGCCCGCGGTCCCGGCCGGTGCCGCCTTCGGGACGATGCGCTCCCAGGACGGCTTCGCGATGCGGCTGGTCCGCGGGTTCGACCTCGACACCGTCGAGGACCGCACGATCTTCGATTCGTGGCTCGGCGTCACGGCCGTCACCGACGAGGGCTACTTCGACGCCAACGGCGTCTGGGTGCCGTCCGAGGACGTCCTCGGCACCGCGGTCACGCTCGCGGTGTCGGCGGCTGCCGACGACATCATCGACACGACGACCGCCCACGGCTACGCCGCCGGCGACAAGGTCGTGTTCACCGCCCTGACCGGCGGAACGGGCCTGACCACCGGTCGGGTCTACTACGTCATCGCCGCGAACCTCGCCGCCCAGACCTTCCAGGTCTCCGCGACCCTCGCCGGCGCCGCGGTCAACTTCACCGCGGACATTACCGCCGGCACCGTCCAGGCGGCCGGCATGGTCCAGCTCGTGCGGGCCGTGAAGATCACCGGCTCCTGACCCACAAGCGCGGGAGGGCCCCTCACGGTCCTCCCGCGCTCCGATTGCAGAAAGGTTTGGTCATGCCGAAGTACGTCTACGAGGGCCCTGGCACGAGCCTCTCCATCGCGGGCCGGACGCTCGATCGCGGCCAGCCCACGGTGCTCGAGGGCCGGGCCGCCGAGGCCGCGGCCAACCATCCGGACATCCACGAGTACTCCGTCGAGGCGAAGCCCGTCGCGCTCGGGCGAATGAACCACGCGCAGCTCCTGGCCCTTGCGGCCGAGCGCGGCATCGCGGTCGCGGATGACGCGACCAACGCGGAGATCCGCGCCGAGCTGGAGGCCCAGGCGAGCTGACGATGGCTGACCTGATCACGGTCGCCCAGCTCGAGGCCCGCCTAAAGGAGGAGTTCACGGGCACGGCCCTGGCCCAGGTCGAGGGCCTGATCGCCGACGCCTCGGCGATGGTCCGCCACGTCGCGCGGACCGACTTCGCGACCAGCGTGCCGGCCGTCATCGTGACGGTCGTCGCGCAGGTGGTCCGCCGCGCCCTGGAGAACCCGGGCGAGCTCACGGGCGAGAACATCGGCACCTACGGCTGGCAGGCCCAGCACTCGAGTGCACCCAGCGGCGGCTCACTCTATGTCACCCGCGCCGAGCGCCGCCTGATCCGCGAGGTGGCCGGGCGACCCGCGGTCATCGGCATCTCCGGCGACACCGGGCTGCTCGACCCCCTGACGTCGGAGACGGAGCCGATCGTATGAGCTTCGATCGTCTGCTCATCCACCGGCTCGACGTCAAGCGCGCCGCGGCCACCGGCACGCTCGACGAGTACGGGCAGCCCATCACTGCGCCGTCGACGGTGGCCAGCGCCGTCCCCGGGCTCATCCAGCCGCGCACGGTCCGCGAGCTGGTCCTCGCGTCGCAGGCGGGGGCGCAGATCGGGACGCACGTCGCGTTCATGCGGCCGCTCACCGGTCTCGCGAACGATTGCTGGTTCGAGCTCGGCGGCGTCCGCTTCGACATCGTCGGGATCGCGGATGCCGCCGGTCGTGGCCACCACCTCGAGATCAGCCTGCAGGCAGTCGGCTGATGGCCGCCCGCGGCGCCAGCGGCGCCCGCCGCATCGTGATCAACCGGGGGTTCTTCGACGCCCTCACCCTGG